CAGTTTCTCCAGTATCTCCAGTTGCTCCAGTTTCTCCTGTAGCTCCTGTGGATCCAGTGGGTCCAGTGTCTCCAGTATCTCCAGTTGCTCCAGTATCTCCAGTTGGTCCTGTTTCTCCTGTTGCTCCTGTAGCTCCTGTAGCTCCTGTTGCTCCAGTTTCTCCAGTTGCTCCGGTTTCTCCCGTTGGACCAGTTTCTCCAGTGGGTCCTGTATCTCCTGTACTTCCTGTTTCTCCAGTTGCTCCAGTTTCTCCAGTTGCTCCGGTATCTCCAGTTGGTCCAGTATCTCCAGTGGGTCCAGTTTCTCCTGTTGATCCCGTATCTCCAGTTGCTCCGGTTTCTCCCGTTGGACCAGTTTCTCCAGTTGCTCCGGTTTCTCCCGTTGGACCAGTTTCTCCAGTTGGTCCAGTTTCTCCAGTTGCTCCAGTATCTCCAGTTGGTCCAGTTTCTCCAGTTGGTCCAGTTTCTCCAGTTGCTCCAGTATCTCCAGTATCTCCAGTTGCTCCCGTTGAGCCAGTGTCTCCAGTTGGTCCAGTTTCTCCAGTTGGTCCAGTTTCTCCAGTTGGTCCAGTATCTCCAGTTGGTCCAGTATCTCCAGTGGGTCCAGTTTCTCCAGTTGAGCCAGTTTCTCCGGTATCTCCAGTATCTCCAGTTGCTCCTGTATCTCCCGTTGCTCCAGTGTCTCCAGTTGCTCCAGTTGCTCCTGTATCTCCAGTTGGTCCAGTTTCTCCTGTTGATCCCGTATCTCCAGTGGGTCCAGTTTCTCCTGTTGATCCCGTATCTCCAGTTGGTCCGGTTTCTCCAGTTGCTCCTGTATCTCCAGTTGGTCCAGTATCTCCAGTGGGTCCAGTTTCTCCTGTTGATCCCGTATCTCCAGTTGCTCCGGTATCTCCAGTTGGTCCAGTATCTCCAGTGGGTCCAGTTTCTCCAGTGGGTCCAGTTTCTCCTGTTGCTCCCGTTGAGCCAGTTTCTCCAGTATCTCCAGTGGGTCCAGTTGCTCCGGTATCTCCAGTTGGTCCAGTATCTCCAGTGGGTCCAGTTTCTCCTGTTGCTCCGGTATCTCCAGTTGGTCCAGTATCTCCAGTGGGTCCAGTTTCTCCAGTTGGTCCAGTTTCTCCAGTTGCTCCGGTTTCTCCAGTTGCTCCTGTGTCTCCAGTTGCTCCGGTATCTCCAGTTGCTCCGGTGTCTCCTGTTGCTCCCGTTGAGCCAGTTTCTCCGGTATCTCCAGTTGGTCCAGTTTCTCCAGTTGCTCCGGTTTCTCCAGTTGGTCCAGTATCTCCAGTTGCTCCTGTATTTACCGCTGTTCCTGGAGGCCCAGTGGCTCCCGTGGCTCCGGTGTCTCCCGTTGGACCAGTTTCTCCTGTAGCTCCTGTTGCTCCAGTGTCTCCAGTTGCTCCGGTGTCTCCCGTTGGACCAGTTTCTCCAGTTGCTCCTGTATCTCCTGTTGCTCCAGTGTCTCCAGTTGCACCAGTTGCTCCTGTATCTCCTGTATCTCCAGTTGGTCCAGTTTCTCCAGTTGCTCCGGTATCTCCAGTTGGTCCAGTTTCTCCAGTTGCTCCAGTATCTCCAGTTGCTCCTGTGTCTCCAGTTGGTCCAGTTTCTCCAGTTGGTCCAGCATCTCCAGTTGATCCGGTATCTCCAGTTGGTCCAGCATCTCCAGTTGATCCGGTATCTCCAGTTGGTCCAGTATCTCCAGTTGATCCGGTATCTCCAGTATCTCCAGTTGGTCCAGTTTCTCCTGTTGGTCCGGTATCTCCAGTTGGTCCAGTATCTCCAGTTGATCCTGTGTCTCCAGCTGCTCCAGTTGCTCCGGTTGCTCCGGTATTTACTGATGTTCCTGGGATACCAATTGGCCCTGTTGCTCCAGTTGCTCCTGTGGCTCCAGTTGCTCCAGTTGCTCCAGTTGGACCGATGGACGTGGGTGGGGGTCCTGGATTATCTAGTCCTCCGCTAACACATATCCATCTATTTGCATAAGTTTTTCCATCAGTATCACTAGCATCTGAAACAGCAACCATTTTAACACCGGTGCCTCCATAAAAAAAGTCAGTTACTGGGGGCAAAGCAGCGTAAATTAAACTTTTTTCAGGATAATTCTCAATAATAATATAGTAATCGTGACTAATATTATTAATAACTATCCAAGTTCCAATAAGGCATAAAGCGGGGTCAGGGAGTAAAACAAAAACATCATTTAGAGTAGGATCATACGTGTGTGTTTGAAATATATCCGTTGTTGCGTCAATTATTACATCATCGGAAGGTGTAGATATTTCACGTACGTTATCAACTAGTCCTTTTCCAAAAGAAAAATATAAGTTAGAACTACTATCATACCACGAATTGTTATTAAAATAAATTCCTCCTGTAATGCCTCCTGCATTTGGATTACTATTAATATATACCGATCCAGTAGCACCTAAAGTTAGGTTACCAGTTCCGGCGCCCCCGACTGGTGTGCTAATATTTTGTGCTGTAATAGACCAATTTCTTCTATTATCATTTAACTGCGGGCCAGACATATAATAATATAAAATATAAAATAATTGTTCATATTAACAAATATACAGAGTTATAAAGTTTTGAATATATTAATTTAGCAAATAAATTTGAAGTTTGTTTAAATTTATTTAATAATTTATTTATAAAACAATTTAAAGCCCATTCCAAGTCCAACAAATTAAGGATTAGTTATTGCAAATTCTTCTAAAATAATGCAATTTGATGCTGTTAAATCACCTATTAAACCTAAAGGATCTATGCTGCTATTGTCTAATTGAAAAAACATTTTATATATAATATTATTTACAGTGTTTGGCAAATGTGTATAATTAAACATATAAACATCATAAATTGGCCCCCCTGCATTTACGCTTCCAGCAAATGTATCTTGCCCAACTATACTATATGAATATCCACCATCCGTAGTATATACAACCCCCATTGTTATTCTTGTTTCAAAAACATCACTTGCCTTGTATTTTACTTTAAATTGGACCTTTATTTGATTATTAACGCTTTGTGGCATTATATTTCCAAGGTAACCTTGACTTCCAGCGTCATAACAATATAATGTTGTCAATCCTGAATATGGTCTTGTTATTGAAGGAGATGTTGTTAAATAATTTGAAAATGAGCTATTTACATAAGAATATTGAATAACTGTTCCAATGGTATTTGTTCCCTTATTTTGAGGCATGCAAGTTAAAGATGAATATTCTGATAAACTAATACAATCAGATGATGAATTTGAATTACCAATTAACCCAAGTAAATTTTCTGTGTTGCCTTCAAGCTGAAAAAATAACTTATATGTAATGTTTCCCGCAGTGTTTGGTGAATGCATATAGTTAAATGTATAAATATTTACTAATGGACCTCCAGCATTTACGCTACCAAAAAACGTATCTTGACCAAGCAAACTATAGGTTAAACCATTATTTATTGTATAAACTACTCCAATAGTTAATCTAGTTTCAAAAACATCACTAGATTGATATTTTACTTTGAGTTCAACCTTAATTTGATTTTTATAATTATGCGGAGTAATGCTAGAAAAAAACCCTCTTGTTGATGCATCGTAACAAATTACTGTTGGTAATCCTGGATAAGGAGCATTGCTAGACGGTGTATCAATTAAATAATCTGTAAATGAATTATTTGCATATGTGTATTGAATAACTTTTCCTGTAGAATTTTCTCCAGTTTTTTGACGCGTATATCCTAAAGTTGTATATTCCTCTAAAATAATGCAATCCGACGATGAATTTGCATTACCAATTAACCCTAGTAAATTTTCTGTATTATTTTCAAGTTGAAAAAATAACTTATATGTAATTTTGTTAATTGTATTTGGTGAATGCATGTAATTAAATGTATAAACATTTGATAATGGACCCCCAGCATTTACACTACCAAAAAAAGTATCTTGACCAAGCAAACTATAGGTTGCACCATTATTTATTGTATAAACTATACCCATTGTTAATCTAGTTTCAAAAACATCACTAGTTTGATATTTTACTTTAAATTGAACCTTAATTTGATTCTTAGCATCGTGTGGAGTAATACTAGAAACAAACCCCTGAATTGATCCATCGTAACAGGTTAATGTTGGTAATCCTGGATAAGGATTATTGCTAGACGGAGTGGCAACCAAATAATCTTCAAATGAAGTATTTGCATATATGTACTGAACAACAACGCCTGGTGGAATAGGTTCAATAGGAATGATGTTTGTTTGAGAAACAACATCGTTACACGGTATTTGTGCACTGGCCGCAAATATATCTTTAGCTCCTTGAGGCCATTTACTTCCACTAGTAGCATATGTTCTTCTAACTCTGGGATAATATGTCGGCAATCCATCAGTATAACACAAATACATAATTGGTCCCGGAACATCTGAATCTGTCGTAGGAAAACAGTTTTGATTCTTGGTGATACTATAAATTTCACCCGTGCAAATATTTTCACTAATATTACAAATAAGTGTGCCGCCATCAGGAATAACATTTGCATCAGGAGTTGTATTAACTGTGTAAATTGGTGGCATAACTGGGTCTACTCCTCCAACTTTTATTGGAGGTTTATATAAAGGAGGAACAACTGGAGGTGGATCTGGTCCAATTGTTCCAGAACCACCATCATTCGTCGGTAAAGAATAATATGTATTTATTACGTTACTTGGACAAGTAAGAGGTGCATCAGTATCTTGCAATAAAAAAAATACAGCATTATTAACAATATTTTCTCCTCTACCAGTTAAATTTAATACTGCTATTGGATTTTTAGTATTTATTTTATTATAACCAACTCTTTTTAAGCTTCCAGTATTAGGGTTTGTATAACTCTGGGTTTGAGAAGCCCATGTTGTTGTGCGGTTTGTCCACATTCCTCTAGCAATTTGAGCATATCTTTGTTGTTTTGTAATATTTGAACTATTATTTTTATATTGTAATACATTTCCCTTTTTTAAAACATCTAATAAATAAGCTTGACCATTTTGAATCTGTATAGGAGCATTTGAATATGCACATTGATTTTCAAAACGATACCATTCTCTGGGTGGTTTTGGATTATAATCTGAACCAAGATATGGCATTTTATATACTTATATACATAATTAAATATATAAAATTATTTATTTAAACTGCGATTTATTGTGGTTTAATTGCGAGTTCCAATTGGATTAAATTGGTCACCTGACCCCGCAAAAAACCATCTTAAAGATAAATAGTTGGGATTCTTCATATTCATTGCTGAAGAACCAACCATTTTTGTATTGGGACCTTTCTTGACTAAATTATATATAGCCGCAGTTCCCAAAGCATAGTCATAATACCATAAATTTGAAATATAACCAGAAAATCCACCATTTAATGCAATATTTACGTCACCATAATTCTGTTTTGGAACGCTAGTCAATTTTAAACTCTTGGTAATAGTTCCATTAATATAAACGTCTAAATTTGTATTACGACATCTAATAATAACATTCACCCACTTATTTAAAGGAATATCATTAATAATAACCTCCTCATTTATGTTATTGTATGTATTCATAATAACCTTAAATGCATTTGTATTTGGCATAATGTATAAACCTGGAGCATTATTAGGGAAATTTAATCCATTGTCTGCAACATTTGTATTTCCTTTGCTAAAAATATGTCTATATTTTGAAGATTGAGTATCATCAATAAATACCCATACAGACCAAGTAAATTCTATTCCATTGGGACCATTTATTGAACGGATAATAGGTTTTGCATTACCTTGAGATGGATCTTGAGGAATTACTAACAACTGTTTTGCATCAATCATACCATCAATTAAATGTGGTGAATTATTGGGCCCAAAAAACCACGACAAAATTCCAATAGAGAATTGCAAAACAACAATAAAAACAAGAATTATTAACAATATAAATGAAACTCTAGCTATTAAACTACTGGAATTCATAAAGTCTTTTAATCCACTTCCTCTTCCAGTACTTTGTGTTGTATAACTTCCGTTGTCCATTATATATATTATAATATAAGAAAAACATTATTAAATTGTAAATCCACCAGTTTCTGTGCCATTATTTGAAAAAGTTACCTTAACTTGGTATTTTCCAAAAAGATTAGACAAAAAGCTCTTGCCATAACCCTTTTGGTAAATATTCCAAGCAGTTTGAGGATCAGTTGAGTTGGGGAAATATTGAAATTTTGATGTCCAACCAGCAAAACCACCATTAGGAGTTACATAAATATCAGCATTTTGATTAATCTTTGGAATACCAGGTAAAACACAGGTTTTTACTAATTTTCCGTCTAGATAAACATCAAGAGTTCTACCATATGTGCTAATTAATAAGTTTACCCATTTTTGTATAGGAACGTTACTTACAGAGCATGTGTGAATAATAGAACCATCTGAACCTCTAACAGAGTCGCTAGATAAAACACCACTTGCACCAGGATAACATGTTAACATAATTGAAAGATTGTTTTCAATACTTCCTAAAACAACCGCGGGACAAGGGTTTTTACCAGATACACCGGAAACTGAAGTGCCTTGTGTATTACTCGCTCCACCCATGCGACCAAACAATACCTTTGTCTCTCCATACTTGTAGTTCCAATCATTAACATAAAACCAAATAGAATATGTAAAGTTGCTAGAATTGGCAATAGAACCCTTTGCCAAGGATTTTGCTGTAATAGTTTGCATTGTTGTTCCTGAACTTAAACTGCTCAAAGTGTTTGTGTCTGAAAAAACATACCTAATTACAACGTAGAGCAAAACAAGAATAATAATTATAAGAATAACATTCTTAATATCCATAATATAATATATTCATAGAAATTATCTTAAATATATTATCATTAAAGGCCGTTAAAATTGTCATTATTTGCTGTAGCGAACCATTTAAACGAGAGATAATCAGTTTTTGTGTTATCTGTATCTGCCTTTGTTGGTTTATCCGGATAGGCTTCAGAGTCTGGAACTACTGTTTTAACATCAACGTTAATTGGAATTGTAATTACTGGTGGATTAGCTTTTATATTTGCACCTTTTAATACATTCTTAACAATTGATTCCTTTGCAGAATTTACAACTGGAGGATTTTTATTTTTAACAAGATTGTATAAGTAATATATTTGAGACATGCTAAGTTCTGTATTAAAATATGTAACATTGCATATTCCTCCGTTTATTCCATTATTGGAACCAATTGTAAGAGCATCTTTTGACATTTCTGGAACAGCCTCATTTGCTGATTTAACTAATTGTCCATTATAAAAAATGTCTAAAGTTCCATTACTATAATTAATAATAATGTTGTTCCATTTTTGAAGCAACACATTTGGTAACTCATAAATTATAATATTTCCATCGGCATCTAATTCTTGAGGATTTTTTAATCTACTTGCACTTCCAACTGCTGGTTCTCCGTCGTTTTGTAATGTTATTCTAAGTTTGTTCTCTGCAGCATTATAAAGAACGTTGGGCTTATTTCCATAATTTAACAGGGATGTATATTTATTTAATGAGTTACTAACATTTGGACTCATTGCGTCAATAAAAACCCAAAATGATATTGCATATTTATAATTGTAGGGATTTTCATCCCCCGTTCCATTTAAAATATCATAAAGTCCAATTGAATTTTCTGTATTTGTATAGACAGGACTATTCACCAATAACGTTCCGCCTTGTTTGGATAGATTTGTTTGAACCTGAGGACCAATAAAAAAATATATAGCATATAATAAAATAATAATTGCAAGCAAAGCATAATAAGCTTTTGGAGTATTTTTAGTAGCTTCTATTGTTGTAGTTAATCCACTCCACAATCCACTTAATCCAGATTTTCCAGCAGAAGCAGCAGCACTAGCACCAAATCCTAAAAAACTTAAAATTGGGTCTAAAATTCCAACTAAAATACAAGGAATGTAAAATAAAGTATTAATAATAAGTCTGAAGAATGGACTCTTTTTATAATAATTTCCTCCAGTAACTAACTTGAAAACTAATGCTAATATTGTAACAACTATTATTAAATTTAATACAAAAGAAATGATTCCAGATTGACTAGATAAACTTTCAACACCTGTAACCAACCAACCAATTAATAATCCAGAAAATATTAAACCAAACAATAACATGAAAACTTGTCTAGCTATTTTTGTAATATTTGCCATGCTTGTATCAAAATTTCCAACAGAGTCTCTCAACTTTACATCAGAAAAAGAGAGAATTCCAAAAAATAATATCCATAATATAAAAATAATAATAAGAAGAATGACAATACCTGAAACTTTTGTTGTTTTGTCAGTTCCAGCGGCACCGGTACCACTAGTAAAACCACCTGGATATGCCAAAATTCCAGCCACAATAACAATTAAAAATATCAAAAATCCAATTCCACTGAAAAGTCCCATTTTTGACAATCCTTTAAATAATCCACCCCCAGATTCATCCGCCCCAGGCAATCCAGTAACTCTTGAACCTTTTATGGTTGGAAGAGTCATAAGAGTAACCAAATAAAGAAACCCAAATATAGCTAATAAAATTGTTACAACGAGAGAAGGTCCAAAATAAGTTTTTAAATAACCACCTGGGTCTACTGTATAAAACAATAACATGAAAACAATTAGACAAAAATATATTAAAGCGTATTTAACACGTTCATAATTTAAATCAAACCCATAAAGCTGACCCTTTTCCATTGCTAAATAAAATAAATAAATTCCTATCAACATAGTTACTGGAAAAAATATAAAAGGATATGCATCAATTATCCCCCGAGGAACATTTCTATAAAGTATAATAAGACCAATTATGTATCCTGCTAATAATAATACAAATTTAATTCTACCAATAAAATTTAAAAAATCTTTATAATTTGGTATAGTCATGAAAACAATAAGTAAAATTGCTACAGTAAAAGACACAATCATCATTGCTGTATTATTTTCTTCTTGACTTAATGTCTTGCCGCTTGGTAGGTTTACAGATTTTGAATAAATTAAACCTATAACAACAGATATAAGAATCAACATTACTATTATAAATGTTGCGTATATTAGAGGCGTTTTTATTTTTGAGTAATCGTAATTGCTAACAGACTCTGCACTTATGGTATTTAATAATGGAATTGCTGTAGCTTTTGGAATGTCCATAATATATAATTACATTATATTTTATGATAATTTGGCTCAACTTCTCTTTTGTTTAACTTTGACTTTGCCTTTTACACCATTAGATATTTAAAATGTTGAATAGTTGAAATGTTGCATTTTTTCTTTTTAACTGTTATCTGTAACAACCCTTAAATATTCAATTAACTAATACCATATTTGATTTTTTTTTTAAAAAAATAATGCTACAGGTTTCAACTAATAATCCTCCATTGGCATAGACACCATAATTCATTCGCTCGTCGTCATTTTCAAGAGCAAAATGCCAAACTGTGTATATGCCTTTAGAATTCCAAGGCTCACTGCGTTCATCCACACATGCCATCAATCTATATTTTTTATCCGTGACAAACAATTTACCAAGATGTTTAATAGTGTCTTCTTTCTGTTTTTCTGTTATAGGAAACTCTAGAATAGAGTGACAACCAGTAATATATAAATCATCTTTGAGTTGAGGATACTTAGCAGTAGAACATTTATAGAGACGATTTTCAGTTCGTTCGTTATCTCCAGGATTTTCAATGGTTCCTTTTCCAATTAATACTACCGGTTTGTATCCATTCAAAATGGTTTTGACTAGTGTTCCATTGGTCAGTTGTTCAACGGGAATATATTTTTCAACGCCATCTACTTGGCAGAGGATTGTAGAACCTTCTAAGAAGCATGGAGCAGAGGGATATAAATAGTAGAAATCAGTACTATAATTTCCAGTAAGAGTATCTCCAACGTTATACACTATATTTTGTGGCGAAGGTCCTGTGCTACTTGATGCTATTCTCCAATTATTATATCCTGATACAGATAATATAGTATAATTACCATATTGAGCAAGGATATTCGTATTAGCCAATGCGTCATTTTCACTTGGATAATAATATGTTACTGTAGCACCAACCGGTTCGGCCAGCTCATTCATTGGTCCGAGTAATAGACGAGGAACATTTTCTGTATATAGCGTTTTATGTAAAAGTCCTTCATTAAAGACAACACCAGTATTGGATTGAATAGGATAGGATTGTGAATCTACGATAAGCTCACCAGGTGAGTCATTGAGGTACAGTAAATATGTGTTTTGAAAGTTTGATGAACCAATGTCCGCGTGTGGTGCGATATCTCCCTTAATCCATCTCATAGGTATTTGCGAATCTACAGAAAGATCTAAACCAAATCGTCTTTGTAAAGTAGCACGAATTGAATTGGTTATAGGTACTGAAAAATATACCATTCCAGATGATTGGGAATCCAACGAAGACTTGGCTAAAAGAACTTGAGGATGATTATTTATATAATACAATTCTTCTTCAGAAAGCACATCTTTATAGATACTTGACATTATACGGTCTATATAGTTTATATTTATATAATATTTTCAATAATTAAGCTAAGTTTATTTTTAAAAATATTTTTTTAAATGTCTAAAATGTTATTTTACATATTTTCCATGGCTGTTTTTTTACCATGACAATCCCTACATAAAGCGACCAAATTGGCAACTTCATTTGTTCCACCATATTCAAGACGTTTTATATGATCTACTTCAAACCATGCATTTAATTGTTGTTTACAGTCTCCACATTTCCAACCTTGTTGGGATGCTACATATTTCTTTTTAGTTTCACTTACAGATCGTTTTGTGCTTTTACCACCTGATTGTAATATCCGTTTTTCTGCATTCATTGTTCCCATATCGGATGACGCAAATCCCTCTTCATTATGCAAATCGCCCATAAAACTTGAGTTGCTAGACGTTGTTGTAAAATCTATTAAAGGACTGAGCATATCCATTGATGATTTATCAATTGGCATATACTTAACAACGTTGTTTGCATGAAGCAATAAGTTTTTACATCTGGCTGGATTCCGTTTAATCATAAGATAAAATACGATACCTAAAAAAACAAAAAATGCAATTTGAAAATATTTTTTATTCTTCATTATCATTTTTGTGTATTTTCCATCGTAATAAGTGTTGTAAGCTAAAAATGCTGTTATTCCAAATATAAGTAATTCTAATTTCATTAATAATAATATAATGAGAGATTATAATTAATTTAAGGTTTTAGTTTAAACTGTATTTCGCCGTGTTTTTTTAGAGCTTGTTACTTTTTTAGAGCTAGATCTTGATGTTTTGCGAGTTTTTTTTGAGGATGATTTCTTTTTAGAACCAGAACTAGAAGGTTTTTGGGTAGTTGCCGTAGTTTTTCTTTCTTCAAACTGAACGGTAGAATTTCTCTCTGCTTTTAAAAATAATGGAGTCAATTCCTCTAGTTTATTTGCCAACTTATCAACATCAATTGGAACGTAACTACACTCAATTACATATAATATAGCAGTTTTAATTTTATCTATTATTTCTAATTCGCATTCACACAAGTCGTCATAATAGTTTTCTAAATATTCTAAAATAGGTAAATAAGTCATAGTGAAACCCCAAACGTCCAAGTTCTTTAAAAATACTTGAGAGAAATATTCCATCTTATCAAATTTTCCATCACGAGTAAATTTAAATAAAACGTAGGAAATGTATTCAAAAATAAAATAAAAAGTGTATTCAAATTCTATCAAGTCCTCTTTAAATTGATTTTCAATATTAATTAATCCTCTCTCAAAAAAGGCCTTAAAAATATTATTCAAAGATTTTAAATGCCCTGGACCTCTCTCATTAATCCATGTAACCACATAATTAATAACAAATTCTCTCGTTTCAAAATAGGTCGGATCTTTATGTTTCTTCAAAAATTCGCCATGCATCTTGGTAAATGTATCATTAAATAAAATAATTGAAAATGGAACATTGAATTGAAATGGTCTTTTAGTTAATGGTTTTGGAATACTATTTCTCTCTTTGAACGTCGTTGATAAACCCCAATCAATGAGTCTTGTTTTAACTTCACCTCCATGACTTTCTTGAACAAGGATGTTGGAATCTTTTATATCACAATGATAAATACCTTTTTCATTCATTGGTAAAATTCCCTTTTTTAATAATTCAATGAGAGAAATATTCATCTTGCTCAGATTCTTATAATCCATTTTTGAATTTTCAATATAATCTCCAACATCTATACCACCATATGGCATATTTAAAGACATTAATTTATCTAAATTTGAATTAACATTTGATGATGTTATTTTCATCTTTTTTAACGCACTGCATTTTTTATCAAACTTTTTTAAATCTTCTTCATCCAATTTATCTGGTTCGCATATTGAAAATCCATCCACTAAAAAATAATCGCTGTAATTTGGTATTCCGTCTAACATTTCCTTGTATTTTTGAATGCCTTTATATTCGCTTTTTGCATACTTTATTTTCATTAGTTTTGTAATATCTTTTTCATTTCTGTGTTGTCCCTTGCATTTGATTGCTGGTTTAAATATGCACCCAAAACCACCAGAACCAATCACTTTTCCTCCTTTTAATGTTGTTTTTGTTGTTGAACTTGTATAATTTTTGTCATTTTTCATTATAATTATTGTCTTAAAATAAGCTAAGATAATATTATTTTTAGACAATTGTATTGGTTTTGGTTATTTGTCATAGAAATAGTAAATTGTTCCTATAAAAATAACAACAAGAACAAAATATATAATTTTGCTTCGCATTCTATAATATTCTCTCATTTTCAAATCATTTGGTTTGTATTGTTCATAGTAATGCTCATAAAATTTGCTCAATGATATAGATGGTTTTTCAAGTCGTTGATTAATCTTGTTATGTATAAAATGCATCCATCGTATAAATGCATCCCGCGAATCTAAATAAGGTGACACTGGATATTGGTCTAACAATTGGCTAAAATGAGAAGCAATATTTTCTATAGGAATAAACATTGGAATGGTATGAATAAACTCATAATACTTTTTTTTGGTTATTGTATTTGGTCTATGCGGATAACACATTGCCACTGTATGTAAGAAAAACCAATAATGAGGTCCCCATACTTTTGGATCTAACGCCATTTGATTAAATTAATATTAAAAGATTATTGTTTAAACATAAAACGCTATATAATAATAGTCATATATTGAATGAATAAAACAAATGTATGTAATAACTGCGGAAAACATGGACATTTATTTCACCAATGCAAATTGCCTATCACTAGTTATGGAATTATATTGTTTAGACCAAGCGATAAGGGTATTCAATATTTAATGATACGCCGTAAAGATAGTTTTGGTTATATTGACCTCATTAGAGGAAAATATTCATCTTATAATGTGGATCAAATTCAAAAAAGTGTTGACGAAATGTCAATTCTTGAAAAAGAACGCCTAAAAACGGAATCATTTGATAGTTTATGGAAGCTATTGTGGGGTGACAATAATGGAATTCAATATAGAGGTGAAGAAGTTGCTTCATCAAAAAAATTTGAAATAATAAAAAATGGAATTCAAACAAATGGCGACGCTAATAAAAAAATAACACTTTCTGATATTATAAAAAATAGTAAGACTTCTTGGAGTGAAACAGAATGGGAATTTCCAAAGGGTCGTCGGAATTTTCAAGAGAAGGATTTAGAATGTGCTCTGAGAGAGTTTGAAGAGGAAACTGGATATTCAAGTAAAGATATAACTGTAATTGACAATTTGCTTCCGTTTGAGGAAATCTTTATTGGTTCTAATCACAAATCTTATAAACATAAATATTTTTTGGCTTATATGAATGAAACTGTTGATATTTTGCAGAGTTACCAAAAATCAGAGGTTAGCAAATTGGAGTGGAAAACAATATCACAATGTTTAGAGGCAATTAGACCTTATAATTTAGAAAAAAAACAATTAATCACAAATATTAATAAAGTATTACAAGAATATAGATTATATTCGTAATATATAATATGCAAACACGAAATAAAGAAAAACTGATAAAACCAAGAAAGTCCATTAAGCCAGGATTAGTTGTTATTCCAGAAGAAACCGGAGATACAATGGAAGAATTAAAAAAAGAATTTGAAATCAATGAGTGTGGAACTTCAGAAAAAGCATATGACAAAACTTGCAACAAATTTGTTCTTAAAAAGGAAATGATTGAGAGAACTGAGTTGGCAAAAAATCCAGAAGAAGATTCTTACCTTTATCCCAGTTTAAATGATCCGAATTTTATTGTTAAAATAGCAGAAAAGAAAGAATTTAGTGACACGAAATATGATGGTAAAATATACGACATTAAGGAACAAGCTGATATTTTAGCTAATGCAGAGTTTGAGTTATCTCCTCACCAAGCATTTGTTCGCAATTTTCTCTCGTTTCAAACACCTTATAATAGTTTATTGTTATATCATGGTTTGGGAACAGGCAAAACATGTACTGCAATCGGTGTTTGCGAAGAACAACGTGATTATTTAAAACAAATGGGTATTTCAAAAAGAATTATAGTAGTTGCATCACCAAATGTTCAGGATAATTTTCGTTTACAATTATTTGACGAGAGAAAGTTAAAACTTGTTGATGGTTTATGGAATATTCGCGGATGCACTGGAAATAAGCTTTTGAAAGAGATAAATCCTATGAATATGAAGGGTATTACTAAAGAAAAGGTTGTTAGTCAAGTTAAAAACATTATTAATGCGTCTTATTTATTTTTGGGTTACATTGAATTTGCCAACTATATTGAAAAAGTAAAGGAAGTAAAAGGTTATTACAAGGATGAAGCCGATAAACATGTAAAAATGGTTCGTAATTTGAAATATGAATTTGATAATAGATTAATTGTAATTGACGAGATTCATAATATTAGAATTGCTGATGAAAATAAAAACAAAAAAGTTGCTCTTCAACTGCTTGATTTAGTAAAGTCTGCAATAAATATGAGATTATTGTTATTATCTGCAACTCCAATGTATAACAGTTATAGAGAGATAATTTGGTTATTGAATTTGATGAATTTGAATGACAGGAGAGCTACTATTGAGATCAAAGATGTATTTGATAAAGATGGAAATTTTAAAAAGGGGCCCGATGGAGAAGAAGAAGGCAAGGAATTACTTATAAGAAAAGCTACCGGATATGTGTCATTTGTAAGAGGAGAGAATCCTTACACTTTTCCATTTAGAGTTTATCCTTCTATTTTCTCTCCAGAATCTACTTTGGAGGACATTCCTTATCCAAAATTTCAAATGAATGGAAAGAAAATTAAACCTGAAGAGGCTATAAATGTTCTTAAATCAACAATATATTTAACTAATATTGGTAAATATCAGTCTCTTGGTTATAAGTTTGCCATTGATAGTTTAAGAAAACGCAAAATTAGTACAGCAACAAAAACTGGCGTAGTAAGAGAAATGCCTAGTTTTGAAAATATGGAAGCATTTGGCTATACTTTACTCCAAATTCCATTAGAAACATTAAATATTGTTTATCCCATAGAAGGTCTTGAATCTGCCGTACAACAAATTGATTCTAATAGTTCCGAAGCTGAAGAAGAAGTTGAGGAGAGAAAGGAAGAACCCAAATTACCTTTATACCGCGGAAAACAATTAGAATCAGCTTTAGAACCTATTCAACCAAGAATTAAATTGACTAGAAAAGCATCCAGTGAAAAATCTATTTCATCCTACAAAGGAGGGGATTCTTCCGACGATTCAGATAATAGTCAAATTTATATTAATGCAAATGATTTAACAGGAAAAAAGGGGCTAGATAGAGTTATGGATTTTATTGACAGCAAAACACCACCAGAAAAGGGTTCATTTGAATATAAAAAATGGATTTCTGATAAGGATTTGCGTATTTTCTCTCCTAGCAAAATTGGTAATTATAGTTCAAAAATAAAATCAATCTGTAATAGTATAGTTTCAGATGATGGAACGGTATCAGAAGGAATAATTTTAATTTATTCTCAATACATTGATGGTGGATTAATACCAGTTGCATTAGCATTAGAAGAAATGGGATTTACACGTTATGGGGATGGTGCAAAATCATTATTTAAAACTCCACCAGTAGAACCTGTTGATGCAAGGACAATGAAGCCGCGTTCTAATAAAAAAGATAGTTTTATGCCAGCAAAATACATTATGATTACAGGTGACTCTAGATTATCACCAAACAACGATTTTGAAGTAAAAGCTGTTACAAATGATGATAATAAAGACGGTTATAAAATTAAGGTTATCCTTATATCTCAAGCTGGATCAGAGGGTGTTGATTTTAAGTGTTTAAGACAAGTTCATATAATTGACCCCTGGTATAACATGAATAGAATAGAACAAATTATTGGTCGTGGCGTTAGAAATTCAAGTCATAAAAATTTGGAGTTTGAAAAACGAAACGTAGAGCTTTTTATTTATGGTACTATTTTGGAAAATACGGAAGAAGAGTCTGCGGATTTATATGTTTATAGGCTCGCTGAATATAAAGCAATTCAAATGGGTCGTGTAAGTCGTCTTTTGAAAGAAACTTCTGTTGATTGTTTAATTAATCACGATCAAACAAATTTTACTCAAGAAAATATTGAAGCTAATACAAAGAATGATGTGAAACAAATTTTATCTAATGGAATGGTAATTGATGATTTTAAAGTAGGTGACGTTCCATACTCGGCTGCGTGCGATTATATGGCTGATTGTGAATATAAATGTTTTCCTGAGAAGACTTTGTTAGAAGAAAATATAAGAGAAGATACATATAATGAAACATTTATTATGATGAATTCCGAAAAAATACTTCAGAAAATTAGAAAACTATTTGGAGATAAAATAGATGGGAAATTCTTTTATAAAAAGACTGATTTAATGCATAGAATAAATACACCAAAACCTTATCCGATTGTTCAAATATATGCGGCTTTAACGCAAATGATAGAAGATGCAAATGAACCAATTGTGGACAAATATGGTAGAACAGGCCATTTAATTAACATTGGCGATTATTATTTGTTTCAACCCAGTGAATTAAACAATAATGGAGTTTCTATATTTGAAAGGTCAGTTCCATTGGATTATAAACATAGCATGATTAAATTTGACATAAAACCAGATTTAGCAAAAGAACATGTTGAAATTGAAAAACCCGCCACTAAAAAAGAATCAAAGATTGAAAATAAACCAAAATTGGTTTTAGAAGAGGAGGAAGAAAAACCAAAACCAGAGTCTGAATCTGAACCAGAGCGTGTAAAAGAACCATTGGTTATGAATGAATTAAAAACAGAATATGATTTAACTTTGTCATTTTTTAGAACAACAGAAAACGTTCCAAGAGGAGATGATAATTGGTATAAACATTGTGGAGTTACAATGAGAAAATTAGTAAAAAATGGTATAATGACGTCAGCAGATACATTGCAATTTTTGGTAGAACATTTAGTAGATATGTTGTTGTTTAATGAAAAAGTAAGTTTAATGAACTATATTTATTCATTTGACTCATTTGATGAAAATGTACTTGAATATTATATTAAACGATATTTAGATAGTAAAATTATCAGAACAAAAAGAATAACAAGTATAATATTGTTTTCTGCGGATAAAATTCACGTTATGATATTAAAAGGTAAAAAATGGATAAAAGCTGAACCGGAAGATGAGAGAGAAGTAGCAATAGAAACCGCTAAAACATTAGATTTTACAAAATTTGAAGTAAATAATATTATTGGATTTATTGGACTAGAAGTTAAAAATAGGTATTTGGTTTTTAAAGTGAAAGATATGGAGGCAAAAAGAAATACAGGTGCTCGTTGCGATGAATCATCAAAGCCTAGAAAAATAACAGTTTTAACTGAACTTATGGGAGAACAATTATTTGAAAAGTATACAAATGGAACAACAAAAGGAATGGTTCAAGCAGAATTGTGCTCTCTTGAAGAATTTTTGTTCAGATATTACAATAAAACTAAAAAGAATAACAAACTTTGGTTTTTTGATTTTGAATCTGCTATGTTGTCTAAAAAGGAATTAAAAATTTAATAGTCTTTAAATCTTAATTTAATTATACTTGTTTTACAATTAAATTAAAAATTGAAACCATAATAAAAAGATGTTTGTATAATATAAAATGGAAGCTCTTGCAAAACCAAGGTATAAAAAGAAACAACAACTAGAAAATAATATTTATACAAGGTCACTAATAACACGTAGTATATCTATTCCTATTGTTAGTGTGGGCAAGAATATTCAGGAAACAATTGAAAAATTTGTTTCATTAAATTATGAGGGAAAATGTGTGGTTGAAGGATTTATTAAACCAAACTCATGTAAAATTGTAACGCATTCTAGTGGGCTAATTAGAGGTACTAATATTGTATTTGAAGTAGTTTTTGAGTGTCAAATTTGTTGTCCAGTTGAAGGAATGCTTATTCAATGCGTTGCTAAGAATATCACAAAAGCTGGAATTCGTGCTGAAAGTTCCGATGAAACACCATCGCCGATTGTTGTATTTGTTACAAGAGATCACCACTATATGATGCAGTATTTCTCAACTATTGAGGAAGGTTCAAAGTTTACAGCTCGCGTTATTGGACAGCGTTTTGAATTGAATGACAAGTATGTTTCCATTATTGCTGAATTAGTTGAGCCTAAAAAAGATTATTCCACTATGGGTATGAATAAAGAAATATCCAAACCAAAGTTAGTAATTGAAGATGATTAAAAGGGTCTTTTCAAAAAAAATTGATCGTTTATTGCAATTATTTTTAATTGCACCAAATACAAAAGAAAAATGGCTTATGTCTTGAGAAGTATTTTGCCGTGGCATGTTATTGATATTATTAAAGAATATACCGGAGAAGGTTGTTGGCGGAATGGAAAGTATATTAACATTCATCGCATACCCAAGGATGACTCTCGCTACCAAATGCTGCTAAGGCGGCCAAAGATTAGGCAATTGAAATATGATACTGTTGGGGATTTAAAAGCCGGATGTGCATGGTTCAAGCTTCCAAATAATAAATTTGTTGTTATAAATGTTCTAAAAGGTCGTTGTTGGATAAATGACCGTTATGAGGTAGGAGACTTTTGGGAGATGCGTTACAATTGCCAAAAACTTATTTGTTATGTTTAAAGAAAAACATTCAATAAGTAATTTGTTATAAATTCATTTAAACACATTGTAAGATGATTTTATAAAAATGCAAGACGCAGTCGTAGATAATGTTGATTCAATTTCTGAATTAGAAATAATTCGTCAAAAAATAGAATCTTTGCCAAAGTTCAATCAAGTAGAAATCTTAAGAATCTTGAGCAAGGACTCAACCGTGACATTAAATGAAAACAAATATGGAACCTTTATTAATTTGACTGAACTTCCACACGACATTATTGAAAATTTGAAGAACTACATAAACTATGTAAATACACAAGAGTATCACTTGAACTTTCTTGAAAAGCAAAAGGAAGATTTTAAGAATATATACTTTGCGAAAGATAATAAAGATAATTCAGTAAAAAATAAATATGCATAGTGTCATTAATAAACAAACAGATTATAATCATGTATTGAATAAATTACAAGATTATATGTTAACTGGAAAAGTTTTAGCAAAAACGTTTTACCAACAAGGTTCAGACAATGAACATAAGAGTAAAACCGAAACCCCCAAACCAGTTACGCAAATTATTCAAAAGAAAGAACCTGAAAGATTTTTTTATCCAAGAGAAAAAGACCAATTATTTTGGTGTTTTTTCATTATTCAAAATGGATTTGAAAAATATGAATATCCAGATGCAACCAGTTTTGTAAATGAAAAAACCATAAAGTTTAAACTTATTGAATACATGCGGAATAATAAACAACAGTTAAAAAGCAAGAAAATTAAAAATATAAAAGAAGATGTAGAAGATGAACTCGCAAATAAACAAATAATTGGGATGAAAACATTCATAGCATTGTGCATCTCGCACAATATTAATATTATGTATATTCACAAACGCAAGTGTTTTGAAATATTGTTTGATGACCAATCGCCAACATATGTTGTTCATTGCATTAATAACAACGATTCTTCTGCTTACAAATATTGTTATGAACAAAATGTTTCAAAAGAGCAGTTGGAAAAATATAGAACGGAATATTTTAATTGGGATAGTTTTGATAAACCATTGAAGGCTATGACTTCATACAAACTAGATGAATTAGTTAAATTAGCTACAAAAATGGGATTATCAGAAAATGGGACAGATTTAAGTAAAAAAACCAAAAAAGACTTGTACGAAATGTTGGTTATGAATTTATAAAATTAAAAATTGATTTGAATATAAAAATATGTATTGGTATATATATAACAATGTCATCTACTAAGAAAGAACAAACAAATTTAGAACCATCAGGTAGAAGAGAGTCTCCCCAAACACAATTTGAAAATTTGGTAAAACTCTTTTGGGCTAATAATCCATTTATCAAAGACATTAATAAAAATAATGAGTTGGAGGTTCGTTTTGGAACTAAAGGCATAAGACCATTAACAAAAATTGACTACGACAATGTGATTCGTAAATTAAAATCATTGGGATTTACGAGTACTTTGGAGCAAGGCAATTATATGTTGCGAATTAGTAATGAATTTTTAGATCCAAATACTTCAAAATTCAAGGTCTCATCTATTAGAACAGAAATAAATGGGTTTCATGCAATTCAAGAATATTGCAATCACAACGACATAAAAAAACTTATGGCATCTGGACATGATGTTCAATTTCACAACAAGGGACATTATTCTCATGGTGTAGGAAAGGATGCTCAAAGGACAAGACCTGTTAATTTTGATGATTTCAACTTCAGAGTTTCGTACAGCGTTGAGAATAAAATGAGGGCAAATTCAGGTGTTATTCAAAATATAGTTGATACTTGGGAAAAATCAAAAAAAAGTTTTAGATATATTAATCGTGTTACCTTTTCGCATCCAGACATTCCTGTCAATGTTGATATTAGCATTGTTAAGTCGTCTAAGTTTTCAAACAGTGAACCCATTTTGGAATATACAACAAAAGAAGCAAATGTGTTTGATAACCCTGAAATTTATGAAATTGAGTTAGAAGTAAATAACTCAAAGATTGGTCCAGGAACTTTGACAGATGCTCCATCTGGATTGTTGTCATCCATTCGCAAGGCTATAAAATATGTTCTTATGGGGCTTCAAGGAACAAATTATCCAATTTCTTATCCAGAACAAAGAGACATTTTGCAAGAATATATGAAGCTTATTCAAGGAGATAATTATGATGCTAAAAAGCATTGGAGAGTTAGACCAAGTAATTTTATTGGTCCTTCATCAACAACTCTTCAAATTCAAAACATTGCACCCATTAATGATAATACGGTTATTCCGAACATTCGTAAGGATTATACTGTTACTGAAAAAGCCGATGGTGAACGCAATTTGTTATTTGTTTCGTCCAAAGGTAAAATCTACTTATTAAACACAAATATGAATGTTATATTTACTGGTGCTGAAACGGAGCATAAAGAATTGTTTAATACCATTATTGACGGAGAAATTATCTTGCATGATAAGTTGGGTAAATTTATTAACTTGTATGCTGCTTTTGATATTTACTTTATTGAAAAAAAGGATGTAAGACCACTTGGTTTTGTTCCAAGAAAAAAGGACGAGTTGAAATCAAAATTTAGACTTCCACTATTGAAGCACATTATCAAGTTGTTGAACCCCAAATCTGTTGTTAAGGATGAAGCAGTTAGTCCTATTAGAATAGAGTCAAAGGAGTTTTATCCATTAACTGCGGAAGAAAACATATTTAGTGCATGTAATTTGATATTGACAAAGGATAAGGAAGGGTTATTTGAGTATAATACAGATGGACTCATATTTACACCTGCCAGCATGGGAGTTGGCGGAGATGAAATTGGAAAAG